CGTAATACGAAAAGTTTAATTATGGAAGCACAGCAGTTAAAATTTGAGGGAATTGAAAGGGCCATTGACAACGCGAACGACAAGGCGTCTCAGGTAGTTCAGGGCAGGTTGATGCCATGGTCAGATATTGCATATAACTTTCTTCTCAATTTCTTGAGGGAGAACAAGGGAAGCGCCTTCATGGTAGAGAACGTCAGATCGAAAGCTGTGGGAATCATACCGGAACCACCTTCAAAACGAGCGTGGGGCGGTATCGTGGTAAAGGCCAAGAACAACGGATTGATTCGCCACATCGGCTATCGACAGGTAAAGAACCCTAAAGCGCACATGGCAAACGCAAGCCTGTGGGCAGTTAACTGAAATATGTACACGATAGGCGAGATATATATCATCCTTTTGGAGTGCAGGAATGGAGCCGAGATCAAACATGTGGCCGAATTGGTGATAAAGTACAAGAGAACGTTTGCTCTTGATGACCTTGAGGCTATCGGGATATTGTTCCAACTATTTAAAATGCAATGTAAATGACCAAATTTTGTAACCCCCAACCGTTCGAAGTAAAGCGATGCCCAGACTGTGAACGAATTGTCCCTGACCCACCAGATAACGGAAAGAAGAAATGCAACAAGTGTTTGCAGTACGTCGAGTTTGTGGATGGTGAACCAAAAAGAGCAATACCGAAGGAATTAGTCGAGTAGACTAGTTATGAACAAAAACATACACTTTACACTTTTGGTGGTTTTTTGATTATGATTTAGGGTATATTTTACATACATTTGACATATATTTGCGTAGTAACAAAAACAAAAAGCCCATCTTTTCAGACGGGCCTTGACTAAAAAATCAGTTCGATTCCCTCACAATGAGGTAAAAAACGAACATCACTAAAAACAAGTGTTCCATTTTATATCAGTTTAAATTGGACAATATCGAAGACCGGATCTAGTACATCCGGTTTTCTTCGTTTCGGGACAATCCCTATGTTTCAAATATACGCTGCATTTCAGCGTGAGCGAAACCGAATATTACCGAGTTGTTAACATCTTTGGGGAGTTCTTCACACTTTATTTGTTGATACTCGTTTGATAAATAAGACCGAATGTGACGTAACTTCGTAAAAAAACACCGCACAAATGAAATAATTTCATACATTTGTGACATTCAACACCTAGGGAAAGCCTGCACAATGACAGATTAGTCTATTCAACAACTGGTTCGAAAACCGACTTTCCAGCGTCGTGGCCGAGAAACAAGGCGACGGCTCATACTTCTACCGCCTATTAACTGGCACCGACTCATTCAAGAAATTTAAGACCGACAAGGAGAAACTTGCAGTAGTGCTCTCCAGTCCTGCACTGCTAAAGATCATATCTTTCGAGTGCGACCTATTCAGCCGTGGACAGATTTCCGTAAAACGTGACGGAGAGGAACTTCCCGACGATCCAATCATCAAACTATTCAACAGGCCCAACCCATTCCAGAACGGAAGACAGTTTCTTTGGGATTTCAGGTTCTGGAACATGCTGGGATGTGCATACGCTTACCCCAGTTCTAAGGTGGTCACCGATAAAACACGCATGTATTGGCTCAACAATGCCAACATGGAATGGGACCACAAGCTATTACAGAAACTTGATAGGCCATACCTATCGGAAAAGGCAGTGGACAACCTCTTGAAGGAAACTTTCAAGTACAGACATGCCGACAACACATCAGAAAAGATACCACTGGGAAGCATCAAGGCCTTCCCCGACCTGACCAACGGTCTGGGCAATTGGTACGGCTCCCCCTCTAGGCTCGACGCACTATACAAGATCATTGCCAACAGTGAGATGGCGCTGGATTCAAAACAGATAAATCTCAAGTTTACACAGAAGTTCCTTGTGGGCGGTGATAAGGATTCATTGCGAACCGAACTGCACGGGACCCTGACCAATGGTGAAAAAAAGAGCATCGAGGACAGTATGAACGATAACAAGCAGGTGAAATCGGTGTCTTCCATCATAGCGATACAGCGCTTCGTGAGCGACATGGCCAAGCTGAAATTGGACGATGCATATGATGCTAGCTTCAACAGAATGGCCTCCATGTTCGGTATACCAAGAGAACTTTGGGACAGCATCAAGGAAGGCGGCACCTATGAGAACCAGGAGAAAGCAATCGGAAGGCACGTGAGCTATTCCGTACAGGCCAAATCTGACGACCTAGCCAATGGCACCGAGGACCTTTTCGGGTATACCTCGGAGAAAAAAGAGATATGCTTCAGTTATGACCACCTGCCATCGATGCAGGTATTCGAGCAGGAACGTGCTGAAAGGAACCATAAGAACATTGAGACGTTAAGGGAGCTGGTCGCACTTGGAGCGGACGTGAACGCGGTCGCCCCCGATTATGGTTTCGATTATATATTCACACCTAAAGACACCGAAGATGAAGAAGCAGTTGAAAGATAAGATTCAGAAGAAAATTGACCAGGGAGCCGAGACTATTGGTGGTGTAGATGTAGATCAATTGAAAAAAGCTATTGAGCGTAAAAACAAGCATTTGTCTAACAATAAACCCGTGAAGAAATGAAAAATATATTCTGGATTATTTGGAAATGGCTCAAGGCTCGATTTCATACACCCATCGATGAAACCATAAGTTTTATGCAGGACGGAACACGTGCAGAACGAAGAAAATATAAGCGATTGTTTAAACACAGGTACTTAGGTAGTGGTAATCCCTATACTCCAGTGCCCTCAATACATTGAAAATGATAAAGTGTGAAATCCTAGACAAAGAATTTGCCACGGAGCTTGAGATGTTCAAGGCACTGAAGGCAAACAAGGCCACCCTGACGGCTCAGAAGAAAGCCCAGATCAAGACCAAGAAAAATACTTCTGTGCTCGGATTCATGGATATGAAGACCAAGGCGGTGAAGGGAATCCCAGATATGGACGATGACCACATCTACCCTATCATTTCCAACACCAACTATCTCGACGGCCACAAGGATGTGCACATGAATCAGTCGATGAACCGAACCGCAAAGAACCAGAATGGAAAGGTCTATTATGTAGCGGACCACAAATTGGAGGTTGACAGTATCATAGCCACTCCCAAAAACGTGGAGGTAATGTTGGTTGAAATGGACTGGAAGGACCTTGGCAGGAACTATGAAGGAAAGACCGAGTGCCTGATATTTAAGATTGCCAAGACCGATATCATGCACGAGAAGTTCATGAAGCTGATAGATAAGGGTGAGAGCCTACAGAACTCCATCCGTATGCAGTACGTGACCCTTGACATGGCCATCAACTCACAGGATTCGGATTTCGAGGATGAGTACAAAGTATACCTGGAGGTATATCCAACCATTGCCAACAAGGGTGATTTTGAGGAGATACACTACTTCTGGGCAGTACGTGAATTAAAGATATTTATGGAAGGCAGCGCAGTGTTGTTCGGAAGCAACGATGCCACACCAACCAAAAACGATATTGCTGACCCGCCGAAAGGCACTCAGCAAGAGGCAGAGGAACTCGCCGCTAAGGCACTTCAAGAAAGCCAACAAACATTTTATAAATCAATCTTAAACTAAACGAGATGAAAAAAGAATTTTTAGACTTCTTGAAGGGAAAGAACATCACAGAAGATGACTTCAAGAGCAAGGATGCCGCTGAAATGGGAAAACTCTACAATGAGTTCTATCAGGACCAGTTGGCGCAAAAAGCAAACAAGGATGACATCCCGAATGTTGCCGAATTGCTAAAGGATTACCTCAAAGAGGGTGACCTTAAAACGATCAACAAGCAGTTGGAAGACATCATCGAAACGGTGAACCAATTGAAGGATAATAACGGTGGTGACGCCAAGCCTAAGACTCTATCGGAAGAGATCGCTGAGAAAAAGGAAGATATCTTCAAGATTGCCCAAGGTGGCGCAGGAGAGGTCGAGATCAAGGCACTTACAAACCGTGCATCGGTAACGAATAGTCCTTCAGGGTTTGTTCTTCCTGAAATCGGGCAATTGGGCGTAAAGGAAAGAAGCCTTTACAATGTGCTTCCAAAGGTGTCCGTTTCCGATGGAAACCACACTGGAACCGTCCGCTATCGTGACTGGGATGAATCAACTACCGTACGAGCGGCCGCAATGGTTGCAGAAGGCGCAGCTTTTCCTGAGTCGACTGCCAAGTGGGAATGGTACACCAAGGACCTTCGTAAGGTGGGTGACACCCTTCCTGTGACCGTTGAGTTCTTGGAAGATGAGCAGCAAGCAGCTGCAGAACTAGATATGTTCTTAGAAGTCAACGTTGAAACCGAGGTGGATGACCAATTGGTTAACGGTAACAACACTGGACAGAACCTTGACGGACTATTGAACGCATCTCCTGCTTATACGGCAGTAGCTAGTTCACTTGCCGCACCAAACCTGAAGGACTTGGTGATCAAAATGCGAAATGACATCACTAGATCAAGAGGGTCAAAGTACCGTCCAGACATCGTGGTGGTTGCATCATCTACCATGGAGGACTTGGTATTGGCCAAGGACGCGAACAACAATTACATCTTTGATGAAAACACTGGAACCCTAGGTGGTATGACAGTGGTAGTTGACGAGAACCTTGCCGACAATACCATTATCGTTGGTGACCGTCGATACGCACGTATCTACGAGAAACCAGGGATTACTCTTTCTAGAGGATACGTAGGACAACAATTCGTAGAGGACGAGCTTACCATTAAGGCAAGAAAGAGATTGTTGCTATTAGTGAGAGAAGTGGACAAAACAGGTTTCCGAAAGGTAGCCGACGTTGCAGCAGCCCTTACCACTTTGGCAACTGATCCTGCTTAATAAGCTGACCATGCCTAAAGTAGAATTCAAAAAGGACTATGCCACCAGAAAAAAAGGTGAAACTTGGGAAAATTGCCCTGGTTACCTAGCTGCTAGATTAGTAAAAGATGGCTTGGCAAAAATCCTTAACGACAAGAAGGAAACGAAAAAGACTGCAACTCCCAAAAAGAAGAGCAGTTCCAAAAAAACCAAGTAGACAATGCCAATTATCGACCGCACATATTTCAAGGGAGAGATCAGGCTCGCCAACATAACCGATGTATCAGTAGATGATACTGCGGGAAATGGCCCGTTGCTCGATCGCTTCATCAACAAGTATGAGCGGGAGGTATTGGTAAAGTGTCTCGGTTACCCACTCTTCAAATTGTTCAAGGAGCAGTTCGACATCGATGCGACCACGGGAACGTGGACACTGAAAGACGATGCCGACAGCAAATGGGACGATTTGTTGAACGGAACGGAATACCAGATAAACGGTGAATCAGCCATATGGAAGGGGTTGGTGCATACTGATAGTGATATTGACGGTGCAGACCCCGACCATAGTCTGATAGCCTATTATGTTTATTCGAAGTTTGTCACCAGTGAAGAGTATTCCCATGCGGGTGTAGGATTCCAGAGGGAAAAGCCGAAGAACTCAGAAATCATGGATGCAACGGTGAAGAGCACTTTTGCGTTCAACTCCTTCAAGGAGATGGTCGATGACCCTTTCGGTGATGACAACGAGGTTGGACTCTACCAGTTCCTTCGGGATATGAACAGCGCAGACGCTGCGACCTATCCGGGCTGGAACGGGGAATGTTTCACCCTACAAAACAGGTACGGACTATGATACTGCCAGAGATCAGGCTAAAGGAACTGTTCGCCACCCTCCCGGTGGTAACACTTGGCTCAAAGAGCGCCAAGGTTATCTATGGGTTCGGTACGCAGACTGACCTTTACAAATTCCTCAACAAAAAGAGGAAAGAGGTGTCTGAGCTAGGTGGAAATATATATCCGATACTATGGTTGGAAACGGGGTTCAAGACCAGCGGTTCAGATAAGCAGATAGAGTTCCCTTGTGAACTCATACTTGCGACGCTCACCACGAGTGAGCGGACGAATGAACAGCGGGTTGATACCACTTTCAAGCAACAGTTGATACCTGTATTCGATAACATAAAGACGGCATTCAGAAAATCGGGTTTCACTACGGTGAAAAGGGATAGCGCCAGAAAGAGCGAGAGCGCTTTCGATGTCACACGGTACTACAATTACGGCACCGATGATGACGGTTCACACCAGACTACCGATATCTGGGATGCGATGAAAATAGGCTGCGGTCTTATAATGACTGACCAATGCCAGAGAGAATTTAACTATTAAATCATAAAACAATGATATTAGGAGATTATTTAGACTGCAACCAAAAGCGCAAGGGAACGGGCAAGATTGCTTGTGAAGTGCCGGATGGTGTGCCAAATGGGTTCTATCTCGTGCCGAAGAGCTGGAGACTGGACCCATCGACAGATGACTTCAATACTGCTGCCATCAAGGCACAGGTGAAGAAAAAGAGCATGGTTCCTTTCTTGGATGCCATCAACTACACCCAGAACAACGAGGAAGACGTGATCTTCACGACCCAGACGGGAGTACAGTTACTA